CTGCGCAATCGCGTCAACGATGCCGCCAAGGCAGTCATGTTGTCGTTTGCCATCCGCGCAGATCTCGACCAGATCGGCGCCAATACCAACGTGAAGCGCCTGGTATTGGTCGAAGCTGATCCGGACGCCTCGCCACCGGTGGCCGAGGTCTTGGAAGGCGACGATGCGTACCGCCTGCGCATTCAGGAAGCGCCTGACGCGCTCTCGACGGCCGGCCCGCGCAATGCCTATGAATTCCATGCGCGCAGTGCCGACGGGCGCGTGCTTGACGCGCGCGCCGTCAGCCCGGCACCGTGCGAAGTCGTGGTGGCCGTCTTGGCGAACTCGGATAACTGGCAGGCGCCGGCTGACCTGCTGCAAACCGTCGATGCGGCGCTGTCGGCAGAGGATGTCCGGCCGCTGGGCGATCTGGTGTCGGTGGTGCAAGGCCAGGTCACGGACTACGAGCTGGAAGCGGTGGTGTATGTCGAGAAAGGTCCCGAGGCAGCTATTGCAGTCAATGCCGCGCGTGCGAACGCGGCGGCCATGGCCAAGCCGCTGCGCCCACTCGGCTATAGCGTCTATCGCAATGCCTACGTGGCTGCGCTGAAGGTCGAAGGCGTGCGCAATGTCTTGGTGAAGTCACCGGCCGCCGATATCTTGTGTGGACGTACGCAGGCGGCGCGCTGTACTGGCATCAAGATCACCGCCGCAGTGCTGGAGGAGGTGGACGATGTATAACTCGGTCCCGACCCTGCCGCCCAATACCACGCCCCTGGAGCGGGCTCTTGCGCGCGCCTGCGCCGCCCTGGCCGACACGCCGGTGCCGCTTCGTCTGCTGTGGAATCCCGACCGCTGCCCGGTGGAGTTGCTGCCCTTCCTGGCCTGGTCCTTTTCCGTGGATCGCTGGGACGATACCTGGCCCGAGACCATCAAGCGAGGCACGATCAAGGCCGCCCGCTACATCCACCAGCACAAGGGCACCATCGCGGCCGTGCGCGGCGTGGTCGAGTCCCTGGGCTACATCATCAAGATCAGTGAATGGTGGCAGACCGAGCCGACCGGCCCGCGCGGCACCTTTGCTCTTGAGGTCGGCGTGCTGGATTCGGGCATCACCGATGAAATGTTCCTCGAAATGGAACGCCTCATTGACGACGCCAAGCCGCTGTCCCGCCATTTGACCGGGCTGCGCATCCATCTGGAGACCCGTGGACAGATCAATGTGGGCGCATACGCGCAGTTTGGCGAGGCCGTCACGGTCTATCCCTGGTCACCTGAAAGCATTGAGGCAAGCGGCCGGCCGTTTATTGGCTGTGCCACCCACATCATCGAAATCATGAGCATCTACCCATGAGCACCTATTTTTCTATTCCGACCGAGATCGGCGAGGCCCGAATCGCCAATGCCCTGGCGCTGGGCATTCCACTGAAGCTCACGCACATGGCCGTGGGCGATGGTAATGGCGTCGTGCCGGTGCCCGACCGCAAGCAGACAAGCCTGATCAAGGAACAGCGCCGCGCCCCGATCAACACTCTCGACAAGGATCCGAAGAACGCCAGCCAAATCATCATCGAACAGGTGTTGCCGGCCGATGTCGGCGGCTGGTGGGTGCGTGAAATTGGCATCTTCGACGATACCGGCAACTTGTGCGCAGTCGCGAACTGCCCGCCCAGCTATAAGCCTCTGCTGAGTGACGGTGCCGGAAAGGATCAGGTCGTGCGCGTTGTCCTGTTGGTGTCGAGCACTGCAGCCGTCGAGCTGAAAATTGACCCGGCGGTGGTGCTGGCCACCCGTAAATATGCGGATGATGCCGTCGTGGCCTATGCGGCACCGAAAGCGCATACGCATGCCGACCTGGCACCACTCAAATCCCCGGTGTTCACTGGCCAGCCGGTAGCACCTACTCCGGCGGCCGGTGCCGATGTGGGGCAGGTGGCCAATATCGAGTTTGTGGCCAGCGCGATTGCTCAAGCCATGGCGGGCGTGATTCCGTTCCTGACGGCTATTCCCGCAAAGAAGCTGGTCGATGTCGTGATGGTCAAGAGCATTGGCCTGATGGAGTGGGTGGACGTGGCCGGCACTGGCGAGTTTCATGGTTACCGGACCTTGCGTTGCGGTGCGTTGGAATTTGGCACCACGGCTGCACCTCGATCTTATGAGGCCGACCTGGTCGGCGGGCTTGGCTCGAAGATTAGCCAAGCATCGATTTGGGCATGGGCACAGCAGAACGGGCATAGCGTCGCGGCCGCGAACTGGACCGCGAAGACGTTCAAGTTCGCCGATGTGGATGCCAATACCTTCCGCTTTCCGGATCTGCGTGACGTGTTTCCCCGTTTCACCGGCACGGATGCCGATAACGGCAGTGCGCGCACGCTCGGCGCTTATAAGGGGGACACGCTCAAGGACCACAACCACGGCCTGATCTTTTCCAGCGGGGTGGGCGGCACTGATGTCGTTCCCTACGGCGCGGGGGGCTCACAAGCCATTGGCACGCGAGCAGTGACCAGCGTTGTGGCCGCTGGCATCGCAGGGGCAGAAACAGCCCCCAAACACACCGCATTCAATCCACGTATTCACCTCTGATCATGCCCCCGATTACTTGCTACCAGACCGACGACAACGGCGTTTTTCTGCATACCGTGACTGCCTACCCCTTCCCAATGGAGGATCGTCTCAACGTGCCTTATCAGGCGGTGCAGACGGCGGTGCCGGAAATCCCGACTGGACACCGCGCGCGCTGGCTCTCGCCCTTTCGTCCGATGGATCCGGAATATGACACCGCCGGCGAGTGGGTCATCGAAGAAATTCCCGCGCCGGACGAACCGGCGGAAGAGCCGACCGCAGAATCCCCGGCGCAAGCCTAAACCGCACTCACTAGGAGTTATCAATATGGCAGCTGACTATCACCATGGCGCGCGTGTCATCGAAATCAACGAAGGCACGCGCCCCATCCGTACCATCTCCACCGCCGTCATCGGCGTCATCGTCACGGCCGATGATGCGGATGCGGTTGCCTTCCCGCTGGATACCGCAGTTCTGATTACCAATGTGGTCGCGGCGCAGGCCAAGGCTGGCAAGCGCGGCACCATGCGCCGCGTGCTGGAAGCCATTGCGGCACAAGCTAAACCGCTGGTGGTGCTGGTCCGCGTGGCCGAAGGCGACGACGAAGCCGAGCAAACCAGCCTGGTCATCGGCGGCGTCTCGGCCGAGGGCCGCTATACCGGTTCCAAAGCTCTCTTGGCGGCGCAAGCCAAGCTCGGCATCAAGCCGCGTATCCTGGGTGCGCCTGGCCTGGATACCAAGGCGGTGACCAATGCACTGGCCTCCCTGGCGCAGACCTTGCGCGCCTTCGTCTACGCATCGTGCTGGAACTGCGCCACAGTGGTGGCCGCCACGGCCTACCGTGCGGAGTTTGGCCAGCGTGAGGTCATGCTGATCTGGCCGGAATTCGTCTCGTGGGACACAACCTCGAACGCGGACGTCAGTATCTCGGCCGTGGCCTACGCGCTGGGCCTGCGCGCCAAGATCGACGAGCAGACAGGCTGGCACAAAACCTTGTCCAACGTGGTGGTGAGCGGCCCGACAGGCATCAGCCGGGACGTGTTCTGGGATCTGCAGGACCCGGCCACCGATGCGGGCGTGCTCAATGCCAAGGAAGTCACCACCCTCATCAACATGAGCGGCTACCGCTTCTGGGGCTCGCGCACCTGCGAAATCCAGGGCGGTTACTTCCCCTTCGAGAACTACACCCGCACCGCACAGGTTCTGGCCGACACCATTGCCGAGGCGCATATGGTCTATGTCGACCTGCCGATGACGCCCTCGCTCGTCAAGGATCTGGTGGCAAGCATCAATGCCAAGTTCCGATCCTTGAAGGCCAGCGGCTACATCATCGACGGTGAAGCTTGGTTCGACGAGCAGTTCAACGAAAAGGAAACCTTGAAGGCCGGCCAGCTCGTGATCGACTACGGCTACACGCCAGTGCCGCCCGTGGAAAACCTGCTGTTCCAGCAGCGCATTACCGACCAATACCTGGCCGACTTCGCCGCGCGCGTCGCCGCCTAATGGGTAGCCGGCCGCCTCCCGTCCTCACATCATAGGAGCAAAACATGGGCATGCCCCACAAACTGAAGGATTTCAACCTGTTCGAGAACGGCATCAGCTTTGCCGGCATGGCCACTGAGGTGACCTTGCCGAAGCTGTCGCGCAAGATGGAAGAATACCGCGCGGGCGGGATGTCCGGCCCCGTGTCGGTGGACCTGGGCCAGGAAGCCATCCAGCTGGAGTGGACCGCCGGCGGCCTGGTCAAGGAAGCCCTGAAGCAATACGCGGCCAAGTCCCACGGTGCCGTGCAACTGCGCTTCGCAGGCGCTTACCAGAACGACGATGACGGTTCCGTGCAGGCGGTGGAAATCACCGTGCGCGGCCGCTACAAAGAAGTGGATATGGGCAATGCCAAGGTGGGCGACGATACCTCGCACAAGTTCAGCATGCCGCTCAGCGCCTACAAGCTCACCATCGACAACGAGGTGATCTTCGATTTCGACTTCATGAACGGCATCGAGATCGTCGGCGGTGAAGATCGCCGCGCCGACATCCGCAAGGCCATCGGTCTGTAACGGCCAGGCGGCACGCCGCCTGGCTCTCCCTATTCCCTATCTCACAAGGAAACACCATGACTACCACCACCGCACCCGCCACCAAGATCGAAACCGTCGTCATCGAGCTGGACGAGCCGCTGACGCGCGGCAATACCCAAATCAGCGAACTGACCCTGCGCCGTCCCAAGTCCGGGGCCCTGCGCGGCGTCAGCCTGATGGATCTCATGAACATGAACGTGAGCGCCCTGCAGGTAGTGTTGCCGCGTATCAGCGAACCCGCCCTGACGCAGTTCGATGTGGCCGCCATGGACCCGGCCGACCTGATCAAGTGCGGCATGGAGGTCTCTGTTTTTTTGGCACCGAAGGCGGACCGCGCCTTGGTCTCCCAATCGAAGTAGAAGACGCCATGGCCGACATCGCGACGGTATTCCACTGGCCACCGTCCGCGATGGGGGACTTGGAACTGGCAGACCTCATGAAGTGGCGCGAGCGCGCGCGAGTAAGAAGCGGGGCGGAATAAATGGCAAATGAACTGAAAATGCAGGTGGTGTTCTCTATGATGGAGAAAATCACCGCCCCGCTGAAGAAGATTGCCGGCGGCGCCCGTGACACCGGCAAAGCACTGAAAGACACCAGCGACCGCCTGCGGGAGCTGAACAAGCAACAGAGCGACCTCAACGGCCTGCGTGACCTGCATCAGGGCATGCGCAAGACGAATGCCGAACTGGCCACCGCGCAGCAGCGTGTGTCCGAGCTGGCGGCCAGGATGAAGGCCACCGAGAACCCTACCCGCGCCATGACGCGCGAATTCAATGCAGCGGTGCGCAGCGTCAAGTCGCTGCAGGACGCCAGCATGCGGCAAAGCACGCAGTATCGTGCCTTGCGCGAACGCCTGGGCGATGCCGGCATTGGCGCGCGCCAGCTCGCCAATGCGCAGACCTGGCTCAAGAACAGTATCGCCGCCACCAACGCCGAATTGGCCGACCAGCAAAAGAAGCTGGCCGCCAGCAATCGTCAGCAGCAAGTCATGGCCAATGCGCGCCAGCGCGCCGACAAGCTGCGCAGTACGGCAGGCGGCCTGGCAGCGGCCGGCGTGGGTGCCACGGCCAGCGGTGCTGCCATGGGCGCGCCGATGCTGGCCGGCTTGAAAGAAGCCAAACACTACGAAACCGAGAACGGCCGCGTGCGTGCGCTCGGCCTGGGACCGGCGGCGACCGCCGAGGCGATCAAGTTCGCGCGCGACATGAAAACCTACGGCACCAGCCAGCTCGACAATCTGCAGTTGCTGCGCGATGGCATTACGGCCTTTGGCGACACGCACCACGCCGAAATGGTCGCGCCGATGATGGCCAAGATGAAATTCGGCAATCACGCCTTCTATGGGGAGGCCGAGGGCGCCGAGAACGAGCGCAAGTTCATGGACATGCTCAAGGTCATCGAAATGCGCAACGGCACCAAGGACATTGGTACGTTCTCCAAGCAGGCCAATATGGTGCAGCAGGTGCTGACTGCCACGGGCGGCCGGGTCGGTCCGGGCGAGTGGTTGAACCTGATCAAGACCGGCGGTATTGCGGCCAAGGGCATCAAGGACGAAGCCTTCTATTACCAGCTCGAATCCCTGGTGCAGGAAATGGGCGGCAACCGGGTCGGCACCTCGATGATGAGCGCTTACCAAAACCTGTACCAGGGCCGCACCACCAAGCGTTCCATTGCC